TGGACTTCAGGGTGTTCAAGGTGTTCAAGGTAGACAAGGAACTACAGGTCTTCAAGGTACGCAAGGTATTCAAGGACCATCATCAACTAGTGCAACCACTATCTCTACAGTTATTAGAGAAACCGCTGCTGCCCATTATCTAGTATTTGTTGATAGCAATAACGTATCTGGTGCTCAGGAATCCGTTTATACGGATGCAGGTGCTCAGTACAACCCATCAACCGATGCCCTGGCAATTAATGGAAGCATAAGCACCACCACTGGTTCCTTAGGACGTGGTCTTTTAGCTGGTGGTGGAGCCACTGGAGCAACATTCGACAACTCTGGTAACTTAATTAGAACTACATCGTCTGAAAGATATAAGCAAGATATTCAAGACGAATTATATATCTACGAAGAAATACTTGCACTAAATCCTAAGAGCTTTAGATTAGTAGAAGAAGTCTCCTTAGATCCAAATGCTAGAAGATACGCCGGTTTTATTGCCGAAGATATAGCGGGAACTGGACTAGATATATTTGTATCGTACCAGACACTGCCAGACGGAACTAAGAGACCAGATGGTGTTTATTATGCAGAACTTACATCAGCTCTAGTAAACGCTATTAAACATCAAGATGGCTTGATCAAGGCTCTAGAAGCTAGAATTAAAGCAATAGAAGACGAAACTACTTAACCCAGAGCATACCGACATCAGCAGTTGGACGCAGATTAGAGCGTTTCCATCCTTCTAATGTCCACCACTCTTCTTTTAATTTGCGTATAGATTCTAAGTCCACGCCGTCTTTGATTGGCAGCCACTTGTCGTCAGGCTCTAGTAAGTGGTTCTCGATAAACTGAAATCTAAACTTCGTGTAGCCAATAGATTTTAGATACTGCAATTGCTTGTTGTGATCATCCATAGTTTCTTGAGTCCACTCAAGAGCAATCTTTCCGGAGTGCTTAGACATCCCGCGAAGTACAGCCCACTCTGCACCCTCAACGTCGATTTTGATTAGATCAGGTTTTCCATACTTCTCGATAAGCCAATCAACCGTGCAAGTATTCACAGCGATTGTTCGAAACTCTTTTCCGTAGTATGGCATACCAGGGTCAGTCAGCCAGGATTTTTCAAGAGTAGATAGCCCATCTTCGACGCACTCATAGAACTCTAGACGCCCGCCGTCCCCAGACCCAACGGCCAAGCGCAATGGCACAACGTTTTGATTGTAAATAAAATTACTCACTAGCTCAGCAAACACACGCGGAGCTGGCTCAAGAGCGATAACTTTGTAGCCCAGATTTACGCCAGCTACAGTCGCGTCCCCACGGTTGGCCCCGATATCAAACATCAACATTTGAAACCAGCCTATCTAAGTTTTCATTTGCAGCATCTCTATACAGCTTTGGGGCACGGTGGTCGGTTGCTATGTTAGTTAGAAGCTCGATGCTATCTTCCTTACGTCCAACCCACCATGCGGCTATAGCTATTTGAAAGTTTAACGAGTACCAAGAATAATAACCAACGTCTGACGGTAAGTCCATAAACTGTCGATTGTACATAGTGCCCATAACTGCATAAGCGTAGCTTTCTGGCCACAGACCAGACTTTTCATAAAATCTCGACAAAAGAAAATATGCTTCAGGGCGATCAGGCAAAAAAGCTACCGCCTGCAACAAGACATTACTAACTGTAAGGTCTCGGTTCTTCTGCCCCTCGATGCAAATAGAAATTTTAAGCAGAGCGCAGTATGCGGTGAGTGGGTCAGTTTTGTACCCATACTCTGCGGCCCGAAGATAAAACCCGACAGCAGATGCGGTCTGACCCAACTTCTCATACTCAAGGGCAATGTTAAAGTTCTTCTCTGGATTTAGCGGATCTGTAGACGCGTCAACAACCAGCTGCTCAATGATTTCATTAGAACTCATAACGCAACGCCTCCAAAATTAAATCTTCAACAACGACCTTAGGAGTTCTCAAAACGAACGCGGCGTTGTCTTGAAAACCAAAACTAATCAAAAGATCGTCGCCATACTTAGCAGCACCGGCTACAAACTCCACGCGGCCCTCTAAGAATGTTAGTGGTTCCGGAGAAAGTCCAATGAGATTAAACTGCTCGTCCCACACAACTAGGCGGTGTCGATAGATGCCATCCTTCTGCTCTAAGTAGTTTTTGAATAAGTCCACCTCATGCGTCAAAGCAATGTACACATTCCCCCACCGCACAACCTGGGAACTGCCACGCTGGTCTTTAGGTGGGGTGAGCCCAGGGGTCAGGGACACCTGCTCACAGCGTGCTGGTTCGTCTGGCCAGGTCCTTACAACTTCTGTGGGTGATGTCCACTTAACAAAATGAAAAGGCTGGTCAACAATAGGCATCCAGTTTTTTTCGCAATAAGAGTCGTTAGGGCCAGGAGTAGGAATGCGTACTCTAGATACCTCTTTGATTTCCCAGGTATCCCAGTCAATCTCCAACTTGCTGAGCTCCATGCGCCCCTCGCCATGCGAAGTCGTATCGCGACGAACACCTATGTTGTAGTAGTCACCGTCCCACTGAACCAGGCGACAATCTTCTTCACCAGTAAACTCCCACAATGGCTCAACGTCAAGCTTGGAGGTGTCAACTACGCCGTGACCAACCATAGACAGATTTTCATCCAACTTGCAGATGTAGTTAGTTGTACGAAGTGCCTGGTCCTGCTCTGGGTGTAAATAAGATAGAGGACCCCAGCGGCTAATAAACCTCTGATCATTCTCAGAGTGGTATAGCGTATAGTTGACGTGGCGCAGGTTTACAAGGATCTCGTTCTTGTCATTTACAAACACAGAGGGGTTCATCAAACCGGTACCAGAAGTGAGCCCGTCGGAAATTACTAACGGAGCTAATTTACCTCCATAAGCTACTGCTTTTTGAACAAGCGTAACGTAGCTCATTATTTCTTTTTCTTGGTTGGCTTTTCTAACTCTACTTCAGCTAAAACTTCTTCGGCTTTCTGGGCCTGACCCTGAATCTCCAAAGTAGCTAAAAAGTTTCCAGCAAAGTTGTGCTCTCCAGCGTGAGAGATACGCACCCAAGGTGCAGCATACACATCGCCACCGCTATCGCGATATATCTGGCAGAATGCGTAGTCTTCAGACAAAAGAACAGACTCTGGCTCTGGAGTGATCATTGTAGGGAAGAATTCGTAAATCTCTTCTCCCATTGCAATTCCGCCATGCATAGCATTGTTCTTGTAAATTTTTACTAAAGGCTTGATTTGCTCAAAAGCACGTCGGTGAATAAACAACATACCAGTGCCTACATCACGGACTTTAAATGGTTCGTCGCCCTTAAAGCTCTGAGATTCTGGCAAAAAATTAATTGCAAAAAATCCAGAATAGAGCTCTAGATTTTCTTTACCGGCTAGAGCAGCTTTACGCACATTCTCCCAGTTAATAGCCTTCATCGGATAAATAGCACCAATAACATCTTTTCCAGAGTTAACCATTTTTACAATGTCGTCTGAATTAAATCCATGGTCACCATCAACAAATAGCAATGCGTCTGCATCACTCTTTAAAAAATCATGCACAAGGGTGTTTCTTGCCCGAGTGATAAGGCTTTCGTTTGTAATTGAAATTTGATACGAAGAGTGTCCTGCAGCACCCAACCGCTGAGCTAAGTCAGTTAAGCAGGAAACATAAACACTCTTTGCGTTTCCACCATACATTGGTGTTGCAATACAAATTTTCACGTAATATCTCTTTCTTTAGTGGGCAGAGAGCCAGTAAGAAAGTAATAAACAACCTGGCCCTCTGCCGTGTGCCTCTCCCGATAACACACGAATATTCTACTACATAAATTAAAAATTACGTGCAAATCGTGTCGCGACTCCCCAGTCGACTTCATTAGAAACTACAGCACGGGGAACCTGCATTCGATTCTTGATTTCTGCTCGCGAGCCTTGACCAATAATCTGAAGACCGCGATCAGTTAACTTTCGCTGGAATGCAATCTGAGTCATCGGACGCTCACCGCGTTCTTCTGACCACATTCGATAAATTGTGTAGAGGCTCTTAACCAGCACTCCAGCATCAGGCGATTCTTGAGTTTCTTCATCCAAGAAAATACCAATACGGTCTTCATTCTTGCGATAGATATCAGCAGACTCACGTACTGCCGCACACCAACCAAGAGGATCTCTAGCAGAAGAACCTAAGTACTTAATAGCACCTTCGACAGCCCACGAAAGAACTGCAGGCAATCCACCCTCTGGATCAACTAGGTAGGCCTTTAAATCTGGGTCAGGATTTTCTGCAACATTTAGCCAAGGGATTGGACGCAAACGACGCCACATAGCATCATCATTAATAATAGGACGGTGGTTGGTAGTGACCCAAAGCTTACCCTGAGCCTTAAAGCTAAATGGCTCCCCACCTGGATTACGACCATTGAGAGTAGATGAACCAGTTAGAGCTTTAACTTGGTTTTCATTAATACGCTCTGACTCTGGCAACTCATCTACCCAGATCATTCGCTTACCGCGAAGAGCAGCCATATAGTATTCGCTGGAAGACTTAATGTTGTTTCCAGTCGCGGCTAGTTCGTTAGATGGCAAAATACCAGCGTACTGTTCCGAACCGAGTGCTTCGAAGATGGTTTCAACAAACGTGTTCTTACCAGAACCAGCAGGACCGTAAACCAAAAACATAACGTCTTGGTTGCTTAAACCAGTCAGCGTATAACCAACTGCTCGCTGAATCCAGTCCTGAAGCTCTTTGTCTCCACCCGTAGCAAAGTCAATAAACTGCTCCCAGCGGACGTTACGAAGTCCAGGGGTGTAGTTGACCGGAGCACGCTTAGTGATGTGCAAGTCAGGACGACCGCGCATAAGTTCACCAGTCTTTAGATCGACCACACCATTTGCAACACCAAGCAGCTGCGGATTACCGTCCCACAGTGAGATGTCGACCACAACACGAGGGTCAGAGTTTGCGCTAACAATCATTGAGTTGATACGAGAGTTTGACTTGGCTTGGTTAGCCCACTTAACTAGGTCAATCTTTTTCTGATCGTCGCTAGGTCCATGGTTTGAAACCTCGCTGGCAATAATTGGAGAAATCTTTTTAGAAAGCTCACGCATTTCAATTTCTTCAGCATCTGGCTTCCAATATTGACCATCCCAGTGGAACCACCCTAGGTTAGGTGTGTATCGAATAGCACCACCGTAAGCATCAACAAGACGACGACCATTACCGACATCAGTTAGGGTTCGATAGCCAGGGCGTCCACCGTCTTCATAATTAACAGCATCGGGGTCATCTGGAATATCCAAGTTACCATTGCTAGATGCTTCGCTTACGGAAAGACCGCTTTCAACCAAAGCAGTGATCGAGTTACCAACCTGGTTCGAGTTCGTTTCTTCAGTTGACTGTTCTGCCCATGATTGACCCTGCTCCCAGTTAG